CGGATCGCTCCCCTGCCCGCTGCCCGAGAGGCCAACCCCCACATCCATCAGCAGCTCGATCTGATCGATCGGGCGGCGCTTGTGTTCGTCGGTCAATCCAGGCGCGATCCGCTGCCGGATGATCCCCTTGCCGTCAATGTCAGTGGAGACGTCGTTGGTCATTGACCAGATCGTCCCGGTCGAACGATCCCCGACGAGCTGCAGGTTGAAGGCATCGACGAACACGCGCGGCGCCCACACGTCCCATTGACTCGACGCGCTCAGCCACCGCCCACGCTTCGCCCAGCTCTGCCCCTCGATGTCGTAGCTCACGGTTTTGGGCGCATCAGCGGACGCAGACGGAAAGGACAGATTGGCAAAGGTGTGCCCGGCGTGGTGGTACATCAGCATCTCGGCGGTGCTCGCCGCGCCTTGATGCCAGTAGGCGTCTAAGACCTTCTCAATGGCGTATGTGCTGATCGCCTTCGGGAGCGATCCGCTCGTCTGCACCACATCGACCCCGCCATCCGTGCTGCGCGCCAGCCACGAGGCCCCCTGTCGGCCGACGCCATACGCGAACTGGGCGACAATCCCAAATCGGCCAATCAACCCCGAGAGCGGCGCCCACGGCTGCGTACCAGATCCCGTGTCGTACCAAACCTCGAAACTCTCCGTCCCCGGCAGCCAGATGAGGGCATTGGCATCCACGAACATCGCTTGCCACGGATCGCCAAAGAGGGACCGTCGAAAGAAATTACTCGCCCCCCATGTCCCCATATCGTTCAGGCCGGAGAGATTGACCTTCCCGGTCGTGGGATTAAACGCGAGGCCGTAGCCATGCGCCACGTTGAGATGGGTATACCCTCCGGTCAGCAGCGCCGCGCTGAGCGTGTTCGTGGCCAGGACGAAGTTATAGACATTCCCACCCGAACAGATCCCGAGATCGCCCCCGACGATGCCGTTGTAGGCGAACTGTGCCATGTTGCCATCGGCGGCAATCGTGCCGCGGCTGGTCAACGTGAAGGTGCTGCTCACTTCATAGAGTTCGGTCCCCATGATCCAGAACAGCCGGCCTTCGACATAGATGGCCCCCCGACTCCCCACGACCGCCGCCGTGGCCTTGCTCTCAAAGCCGGGCGTCGGCAGGAGCATCCCGGCAGGATTCTTGACACCAGGCGACTGCGCCTTCTCGACGTACAGGTTCAGCGTGTCCTCCACGTCGGCACTCCACGCCTCCGTGGCATTGCTGCCGCCGATGAACGCAGGCCATCTGGGCATCGACTAGATGTCGTACAGCGCAAACATCGTCGCGTCCGTGATCGTGGTCCCTGTGTCATTGATGCGCTTGAACTTCCCGAAGATGTACGGGCTGGCCGTGGTCACGGGGATCGTCACCACCGAGCCATCCTCCAGCACGGCCGCCACGTTGCCATTGCCACCGGCATAAATCGCATCGCAGAGCAGGCGCTGCCCACCGGCATCTAGGAAATTAACCGAATCGCTTTGTACGACTGCTACCCACTTCGTGTATTGCTGATTTGCGATCACACTAGGCTCCGATCTGTCCTGTGCGGAAATTCCATCCACCCCGACCAGTGATGCCCATCGGCACTCCACCATCAGGGATGGCGTTGAGGCTCACGTCGTTCGCGCCCCAGACCGCCTCCCGCGCCTCTTTCGCGGCCTGCTTGGTGGCCGCCGAGACGCTCTGACCCCACGCCGACGCCAGCCGCTCCGCCAGCGTGAGTCGCAACATCTCCCGATACCCCATCGGCAGCGAGAGCGTGTCCGTGAGGGCGACATCCGCCAACAGCGTCTCGAAGCGCAGTTCGAGCTTGTTGGCGGTCGGCACCGGCCAAAGGAACAGTTGCCCGTTCGGCCACGTCGGCTCATAGAACAGGTCAGTCGGGATCGAGCTGGTGATCGTGACGCTCTGCCCCGCCGCCGCCCCGGCGGCAATGGCATCCCACTGCTGCTGATTCAGGATGTTCACCGGGACGCGGATATTGCCCGAAAGCACGATATTCGCGCTGATGATGCGCGACGGCCGATTCACCGAGACAGCGAACGTCGGACTATTCGCGGTCAGCCCGATCGTGTGCGGCTGCAGGTTCGCCGTCAGCGTGAATGTCGTTTGCGTCGTGTCGTAGAGCGCCCGGTTCTGAATGTTTAGGAGGTCGAAATAGCCGTTCAGGATCAGCAACGCATCGGCGTTGTCATTCGGGTTGACAGTGTCCCCGGCCCGTGCGGACCGGATCTCCATCAACGAGAGCCGAATGAGATCCTGAACGGTAAAGGCCACTACGCCGTCGCCTCAATCCGTGGACGGCCAGGACCCCGCTTCACCGGCTCCGCTGCCGCCACTGCCGCTGCAAGCCGCGCGTCCTCACGGGTCAGGAACCAGCCATCCGCCAGCGCCATGACCTGCTTGGCTTCGGTGTCCACCCTGAGGTGCGACCCATCCGCTCGATGCAGATGCCGCGGGAACCGCTGGACGCCCGTCCACGTCTGTCCCGGATTGCTCACGCTCACCGGGGGCTTGTTCATGTCAAACGCCTTACCTGTCTTAGCCATCACAATCCTTTCGCTGTCGTCTGATCGACCGCCGACCCGGCCAATACCCACACGGCCAGGAACGGAAGATAGGTCTGCGCTTCGGTGAGCGAGGGCGCGTGCTGGACGAACGCCCGCGGCCCCGTCAACCCGACCACCCAGATCCACGCCCACCACGGCACCGACCACCGCGGGCGACAGCGCCACGCCACCACCCCCAGCGCGAGCGTCAGCCCGACGAACATCGCGCCGCGCGCGGCTGGCACCGCCGCCCAGTCATGGATGACCGAAAACCCGTAGGGCGCCGGCACGAAGGCCAGATAGCGCCACAGCGCCGTCGCCCAGGTCCGCACCGCTTCGGCATCAGCCGCCCACGGAATGCCCGTGGTGGACACCCCCACGACCACCAACGCGATTGCCATCACGCGGCCCCAGCCGTACCAGCCAGCCCAGAGCAGCGGCGCCACGAGCAGGAGCGGCAACGCGCTGACCTTCAGCGTCACGGCCGCCCCGAGGCTCGCCAGCGCCACGACCGCCCCCAACCAGCGCCCAGACACGGCCCCGAGGGCTGCGATCAGCACGTAGGTCGTGAGCAGCACTTCCCGGCCGCCGGTGACATACGCCACGGCCTGCGCGGGGAGGGGATGCAGCCAGAACAGCAGCAGCGTCAGGAGCGCCCCGGTCGAGGACAGCCACCGCCGCACCAGCGCCCAGAGTAGGAATCCATTGAGCAGATGCAGCCCGAGCACCACAGCATGTGGTCCCCACGGCAGCCCATCGCTCACCGACGCCCCAGCCATAAACGGGACCAGCGCCCACGGATCGCGAGCCGTCCACGTCCAGGTCTGCCGCATGTCAGGCAACCAGCCAAAATCGTCATAGACAAACGGCATCGCCCAGACGCGCCAGAACGCCAGTAGCGTCAGGGCCGCGAGGAGGCCGACAGCGCGCAGATCGCGGGATACCGTGAACAGAGTTCACCTCGTGCTGAGACAAGCGGAGCACCAGCCATGAGTGCCGCCGCCTCGTGTAGTCGCCCCTGCTGCATCCGAATCACCGCGAGTTGTGCGGCGATCACATCGTCCGCGCCCCAGAGCGGCACCACCCGCGTCGGATGCGTCCGCGCCGCCTGCCGCGCCCGATCTAGATACCGCTCGGCGGTGACTAAATCGCGGGCGCGTGTCCGTTCATCCGCCAGATTCACCCACGGCCACGGTGACGTGGGCGCGATCCGACTGGCCTGCGTCCACAGCGCCGTCTCCGATCGAAACGGCGCCGTCTGCCACGCGGTCAGGAGGGCCAGCGTCACCGCCAGCCCTCCCATCCGTCTTACTGCGCGGTTCGACGGCTGCCCGCCGTCCCGTTGCGCTGCACCGTGTTGGTCACGGACCATGCCCCCGTCGTACTGGACACGAGATCGCACCACCAGCTGTCCCCCGTCCCGACGTTGACCCACGGCAGCACGTAGAGCGTGCAGTCCTGGTTTCCGCCGAGATTCGGCGGATCGGCGGCCTTGAACTGATTGCACGGCCCCGTGATAATCACCGCCGCATTCGCATGCGTGCTGCGATGCACGGTCCCCCGCCGCACCGTCGCGGTCGTGCTCGACATCGACATGATCGACATCAGCTCGTAGTCGATATACAGGCACTGCCCCGCCGCCGGGGCGCCGAACGTGGACCCAGACAACGCCGAGGCCGACGCCAACACCAACGTAGTCTGCGTGCTGTTGATGGCCCCGCTCAGCGTGGTGGAGCTGAGATAGCCCCCTGGTGCCACACTGCCTCCCTGCGCCCAGACCGACGCCGGAAGCGCCAGCAGGAGCGCCAGAAGCCCGATCGCGAGAGAGTAGGTTCGCTTCATGGACAGGCTCCTTTACGCGCACGCGATGACGACCGCGGACTGCTCCGCGAGGCCGACACCGCATCCGAACGTCATGTCAAACCGATTGGTCATCCGGCTTTTGATGTTGTCCCACTGCCGAATAAACCGCAGGGCGATCCCCGTCTTGGGGTCCTGGTACTGCTTGCAGATTTCCACCGCGGTCGGTTCCTCCAGCTTCACCGCCGCGAGCAGAAATGCTCCCGGCGCGATCACCAGTCCGAGCTTCCCTTCCTTGCCGTTCGGGGAACTCGTGCCGGTCCAGAGCGTCAGCGCCGCCGTATCCGCGGCCAGCGCATCCACGCTCTGGTAGTTGGAGGTCGGACCGTAGATCGGCGGGTAGATGCTGATCGTTTCCGTCGAGGCATCCGCCGTCAGATCTTCGGTGATGGTGAAGTACTTGGTGCCCGCTGAGGCCGTGGTGGTGACAATGCGGGACATCAGGTTGATCTCGTTCACGTCCGCAATCGTGAACTTGTCGCCCTTCAGGAACGTGTCGCCGCTCGTGCAGTTGATGTTGAGTGTCGAGCCGCTCTGGCTGGCCCCGTTCACGGTCACGGCGCCATCCCACGTCCCGGCCGTGTGCTTGTAGAGCGAGTTGGACGAGTAGAAGTCCATCCCGTCCGCACGGCCGTTGTTCCCGGTCCTCCACGCCTTCGCCAGGTCACCCTGCGGCGTGAAGTAGCCGATGTTGCTCGTCTTGATGGCCCTGAGCACCGCCGGCGGGAGGCAAC